CAACACGCCCTTCCCATTTAGCAAACTCTTTGTCGTATTGGCTAAACATGTCAAGGTACGTTTGTACCTCTGATGTCACCTCTGATACTTTAGCCATGAGTTATCCTTAAGCGTAGATTACGGTTGCGCTTACTGTGCCACCAATAACAACATAAATGCCAGCCGCAGTAGCAGCAGGGATTGCATAGAATGTTGCGCCAGCAGGTGTGAATGTATCTATCACTTTCGTTGTTGTAGCTGTAGCGTCTGAATCATATACAGTAATAGTAGGTGTGCTTGAAGCAGATGATACAAAGATACCTACGATTTTAGCTGGGTAAGGTGATACGTTACCTGTAGCAGAGATTTGTTTATATCCACCAGCTTGTTGTGCGAAACCTGACATGTTAAATCCTTTTCATTTTTTGTTTAGGCTGACTAGCCCATAGTTCGTTTAGTGTGACATCAGTCTGACCAACGCTAATGCCTCTAATTGGTATTTCCTCGACCACAGGTTTAACTTCTTCTTTCCAATTGATTGCAGCGTAGCGCATTGCATCAGCAGAGTGAGAGGTCCAATCGTGTCTAGGTCTATCCCTAAACATCTTCTTGTCCTCATCCCATTCACGTTGATACTGTTTGAGCGCTTCAACACCATCATGGCAGCGTTCTTTGTCAAACCATGCTCTAGGCATCATCATACGAGTGGCTTGAATACCATCTTGCATTGATAAGCTAGGAGTGATTGCCATCTTTGTTATGCTCAAGTGTTCGGCTAACATTTCAATGACTGATTTACCACCAGAAGCTAATGTCTTTGCTCTAGCATCGTGTGGCAGGAAGTGTGTCTTATACCTGTAAGGCTTACTTAAGACTTGAGCCGAATAATGCTCAATAGATTTACCACTAGCAGCGTAGTAATCAATAAAATGAACTTCACCGTGTATGACCTGATAAAACCATATAGCAGTATCATCGCTGTAGCCCAAATCCCAAGCAGTAAACACGTCAGCAAAATCATCATACTCAACTCCTGTGATGCGACCATCTTGCTCTGCTTGATAGAGTTCACGACCCCATATTGCGCCAGGCAATGCAGCATCAAAGTCACATTCCATCTCTTGCCGCCATGCGTCCTCTGATAGCTCTTGCTTTAATGAGTCTACCTCTGACTGTGGAAGGATGCCTGATTCGTCTACAGTTATCTTTAACGCAAGCCAATCATCTGAATGACTCGCTCTGTCAAAGACTTCCCAAAACTGATTGCGGCCTTTAGGTGTACCAATAATGATGGCTTTGCCTTGTCGGTCAGCCAATGCTGGACGGACAACATATTGGAATACAGTAGATTTCCAATCGCCATACTCATCACAAATAATGCTATCAAAATATAGCCCACGTAGACTATCGGCATTATCAGCACCAAACAACTGAATTCTTGCACCATTCTTAAAATCAATGCGAAGTTCACTTTCATTGATGACTATCCCACTAATAACTCTTGTGAACTGTTTGAAGTAATCCCATGCAACGCTTTTAGACTGCTTATAGAATGGAGCAATATATGCACCTCTAAAGTCTTTACGCTTTGTCATCACAGCTTCTTTGATAAGCTGATTAACGCAAGCAACAGTCTTACCAGCTCTACGGTGTGCTACAACTACTGCCCATCGCTTCTTGCTTTGGTGTAGTGGTTGAAACGCATCACGTGGTCTGTATGGTATCTCTATTCTTGCCATGCGTAGACTTCATGCTCTGCGTGCATATCGACTGTCTGCTCAATAGCTTTAAGGTCAGGCAATACTTTGTTGAGTAGCTTTAGTCTTGTTTCTGTCTTGAACTTGATTGCTGGTAGCTCATCATTAGTGATGTCTAACTCAAGCGTATTATGAATAGCCTCTATATACTTTTGACCTTGCAAGAACTCTCTTAACGCTTCTTGTCTTTCTTGTCTGCGTTTCTCGCCATAGGTGGTAGAATCCTTTGGCTTTGTATTCAATGAGTTAGAGTTTTGTGCTTTCGTGGTCATGTATGTTCATAAGAGTGGTCTTACGCCTCATAATAAATGGAATAGATTTGGGTTACTCACGTAGCTTTCGCCCAAAAAAATAGCCAGGGTTTTAAGCTGGCTGAACCTACGGAGATAGGTTAATGCTAGATATATGAATCCTATGGACGCAACTATACCTGCAGGCGTATATTACCACAAATTGATTGGTTTGTCAAGCATTATTTGACAACAACCTTATTTTGATGTTGTTCTTGGTCTTTTAACCATCTTACAGCCTCATCCCATGTATCAAACGCTAGGTCTGTATCTTTAAACTCGCCTATCCACTTACATGCGCCTATCATGGTATCGCCTATTACTGCTGGAATGTATTTAGTCATCAATATAAGTTCTTTTTAGGCAATCTAATAGATAACAATATTTTCCCTGCATCGCAACAAGCATCAACACTATTAAGCTCTTTTACAGTTATTGGTCTTGTATGAAGATAAACAAGGTATATAGCCTCTTTATAATCTTTAGGCAAATCATCTATTACCTGGTCTACAATCTTTGCAGCTTCATTATCTATTTCATCAGCCATGTCCTCAAAGCTATGCACACCGCCAGAGTTAAACCCTGTGGACTTTGACTTAAAGCCTAACCTGTTGTTATCTGTTCCCATCCAATCACGCCACAAATCTAAATAATACTCAACTTTGCCCATGTCCATTATATAAAGCTTTCATATTGGTTAAGAATTTCGCCTACGTTCTCATGCTCAACTAACACAACTACGCATTTACCGCCCTTGACTGTTGGTCTACGCACTAGCCATATAAAATCTATTTGCTCGTCATCATCAAACAAACCAGCTTCCATCAAAGCATCTGTTGCTTGCTTTTCATAGTTTCCTATATCTCTGCGTCTTTTGTCTGGTGGATAAAATGCGTAAAACACAGCAAGCCTCCCTGTAATCTTGCCACATTTTGCGTTTATTACAATTTCTTGCACCTTTTCACGGAACTCTTTGGTCTTTTTGCTTAAAAATTTGCGTCCGCTACCATAATGATGTGAATGGTTGGTGCTAGAAGGCCAAGGCAAAGTTAATGTAATCATTTAACCACCAGCATATCATTCTCAATAAAATGTCTAATCGTTAGTCTGTGAGCAAGCTCCCATATTTCCCTACGCTCGTCTTTGCTTAAGTGTTTGCCATTGTCTAGTTCAAAGTGGCATTTGCTACACATAGCGGCAACGGCTGCATCGCTGGCCTTAATTGAAGTGCCTTTGCCATCACGTTGCTGATTGCTGTGTGCAGCACATACCGTACCGTCCATGCGTCCACATGACTGACATGGTATCTCACGACATAACTCAAGTAACTTCTTGTTTCTGTAATTAGACACTAAACTCTCCAGCCATTGATGATGTTAAATAACCACAGTCTAGTTTTCTGTTAAGCTTGCGCTCATCATGGTGCGTAACATCAGCTTCCCTATGCGTTCTAACTATTTCATGGCTTATTTTACCCTCATAAATAGCATCCCGTAATTCTTTATGTAAATCAGGATAAAGTGACTCAAAATAATCTCTACGTGGGTCTTTAGACTCTAGATAACCTTTAGGCCACGGAAATTTGTCAGGATTGGTTGCCTTGTATGCTTGGGCCATTCCTCGAGCGCCTTTTACAGCAATAGATTTAACATGACCGTAACTTTCTAGCCATTTACAATATTTAAACGCTGACGCTGTGCTAAAAAACATTAGCTTGGCTAGTTCTTGAGCTGTTTTGTAGTCATCAATGATAAGTGAATACATGACGGCACGGTTAAATGCTAGTTTTCTAGCGGTTGCTTCATTAGCTGATGCAAAGTTACTCATAATTTCATTTCCGCTCTACGTGTAGCTTCTTCGCTACGTTTAAGTTCAATCCAAATCTTAATAGACTCATAGTTTACTTTAGCTTTTAATGCTTGCTTCATAGCGTCCTGTGTTTTTTTAACATGCTCTGTGTATTCTTTAGATGCTTTAGCTTCTATTTCACGAGCTGCAACACTTGGCGCTTCTGATTTTAACGTAAGCTGTGCCAATACTGCATTTTTAGTATCGTCTAGCACATTGTAAGCCGCTTGTTTATCAGCCCAATCATCACCAGCTTGCGTTAGTTTATGATATAACTCATTTGCGTCCACGTTTTTTCTCCGTTATTTTAGGTGCAATATGTGGGTTTATTTCTTTTTTATTGCCATCAAAATATTCTATTTTCCATCCTTTAGACTGAAAAGTTAATCCGTCTTTTTCAGAATAAGCATAAAATTCTGCATCTTTATCCCATTCTTTAATGGCTTTTACAAAATCATTTATGCTCATACAATATCCCTATAAGATAAGCCATGTTTAATAGCATAAATAGAACATAGGCTTCGGTTGTAATCAAGTGCTATAACTTTAACAGGTACATTGTTGTTAAGCAAATGTTTTATTTCACGGACTTTGTCTAAAGATAATCCAACAGGTTTAGCCACGTTAATATGTTTAACAAACACAGGAACATTATCATTCATAGCAATGCCTCACCACATTGTTCAAACAATTCATCTAATGTTAGCTTTGGCTCAACAATTTCAATTGTGCCTTCAGCAGCATGGTCAAAATATCTAATAGGCTGACCTTCATCATCTAACAATACCCATTTCATGTCAAACTCCTGTAATACGCTTGCTCATGTACGTATGTAGCTTTGTTGTAATCGTATAGCAAGTCAGCCATTCCTGGATGACCTGTGCTATTAAATCGCACCTTTTGTATATGTACCTGCGTTTGTTGAGGATTATTCGCTACGTCACGCCAAATTGCAATACAATTATCTGCTTTGTTATACCAATGAGCAGAACCTGATATGTCATAAGGTCTTGGCACAGGATAGTTGCCTTCCTTGTCTTTAGCCATCTTCATTGGGTGAGCCACCAAAAATAAATGTGTCTTGTATTCACGAGCAGCTCTACGCAGTTCAGTTAATATACGACTAATGTATTCAGTTTCGCTTAATCCTGCTGGTCTGTAATGGTCCATCTCGTTCCATGGGTCAATCACCAACGCACGAGGTTGACTTAAAGATTGGTCTAGCCAAGGCAATGCTTCGTTAATAATGTGCATTGGAGTAAATTCTGTTTCGCTTGGTTTAATAAACGAAAAGTTCTTGTTCATTCTATCTAGCGCATCATACATCTCTTCTTGCGACATACGATTCTTACCAAAGAACGGCTTACCTGCATATTTCTCAATAATTTTTTTAGCGTGCATCTCTAAAGGATGATTTTCAGGAGAGAACATAGCAATACGATAATTGTGATGTAATGCAAGATTAACGCATAAAGCATCGAGCCACTCTGATTTCCCATGCGAAGGCATACCTGTAATAACAGTAAATTCGCCATGCTTAACAGTAAAATATTCGTCCACATTTGCCCACCCCGTTGTATGTCCTTTGGCTATACCACCATCGTATAGTGCATCTATTTCTGTTAATAGGCTTCTAGGATTAACTATCATAAAACCACCTTGTTTTTTCTTTCTACAGGCACACTAGCCCAATTATCTCTTATAGCTTTCATAAATGCAGAATCCCAATCAGAATATTTATAGCCTTTAGATTGAGCCGATAAAACAAAATTGTCAAAGTGTTTTTGTAAATTAGCATGACCTTTTTCATTAGCCCAACTTATTACTCTATCGCTAATCTTAAAGTCTTTAGGAAGTGATGTTTTCTTCTCTTCTGTTCTCTTCTCTTCTATTAATACGGACTTTGTCGGACTTTGTGCCGATAGTGTCGTGATATTGTCGGGACACTTTTTAATGCTTTGAATTAACTTCTGTGTGTATTCATCTGTTCTTGTTGCCATTTTTAAGCAACTTATAATTCCATCTGTATTTTCAAAAAGCTCTAATTCAACCATATATGTCATAATATGTTGCACTAAATCACCACTTAACTTAAAATCATCTGCAATTAATTCTGCATCATGCTCAAGTTCAAAAGTAAGATTATGCTTTTCTACGTTCCTGGCAATAAGTTCTAAACAATACCAATATATGCCATAACCTTGTGCGCCATATTTTAAACGTAACTTTTTTAATTTAGCATCATTACTAGCATCGGAATCGTGTTTAAACCATTTCATTTTTTTACTCCAAAAAAAAGGGCTGTTAAATAGGTGGGACAAGCACCTAAATAACAACCCTGATACCAGAGGCATCATTAATTGTAGCTTCTTGTCCAAGCCATTAATCATACCACTAACAATATGCTACCACAAATGGCATAAAAAGTCAAGATATATTTTACTTATCAACCTTGCATAATCAATTTAAAAATAAATGCAAATAATGTTTGACAACTTCCAAGAATGGTATATGATGAACACATCAACAACGCAAACGGAGATAAACATGGCTTACGAAGATTTAACAGATGCAGAAAAAAAAGAAATGGATGAGTATTGGGATTTGTATCATTCATTAGTTGCTTATTACCGTCAAGAAGATTTATATGGTTTACATAGTTTTGATGAAGATGAGCGCTGGGAATTTGAATCAATGAAAAAAGAAATGAAGGAGAGATTTGATGAATAATACAGATTGGGAAGAAATTGTACGTATGCTCAAAGAACTTAACGAAGAACTTAAACAAGATAACGACAAAGCAGAGGAGAAACAAAATGCTGGATAATTTAACAATATTAGCTTTAGGCGGTGCAGTAGTGTGTGGGTTGTTTGCAATTTTAGGCGCTATCGCAGAATGGAGAGGCTGGAAATGAGTCAAGAACAATTTTATGCAGAAGTAATGGCACAATTAGAACAATTAGAATATAATACCAATCTTGGAATAGGAGAATCGAGTGTCACAACATTTATATACGGTAGAGGAAATTGCAGCACAGATGGGCAAATCAGGGAGATGGGTTCGTCAGTTATGTATCAAGGGGAAGTTAAAAGCCATTAAGATGGGTCACGCATGGGTTATTTTGGAGGCATGGAAATGATTACACATTTAAATTTAGAAGACGGTGTTACTTTAGAAATTGAATATGAATATGAGCAACCTAGTTACGCATACTTTGGTGATTTGGAAGCTTTGTTAGAGCCAAAAGCAGAAGCTAAAACAGCTTTCTTTCATGGTGTTGATGTATTGCCATTAATTAAAGCATTAGGGTTGTTTAACGAGCTTAATGTCATTATTGTGGCAAACATGGAGGCAATTGACGAATGAATTACTCTGAAATCAGAAAGGTAAACGTAAATGAACACATTGAACAAAAAAACGGACTTAACTACCTCTCCTGGGCTTGGGCAGTCGACCAACTATTACAACTCGATTCTGCGGCTACATGGTCATACGGTGAACCCGTACGCTTCGGTGAAACCCTCATGGTGTTCTGCACAGTCAAAGCTTTTGGTAAAGAAATGACTGCTCAACTACCTGTCATGGATTATCGCAACAAAGCTATTGCAAATCCTGATGCAATGTCTGTCAATACGGCAATGCAAAGGTGTCTTGCCAAGGCTATTGCGTTACATGGTCTTGGGCTATATATTTACACAGGTGAAGATTTGCCTGAAGAAGCTACTGAAGAAAAGTTTGATGTAAAGCCACCAAAAGAAACTATTAAGCCTACTGCTGGCGCATTAGATGGATTTAGCAAAGAGGATTTAGACCTTTTGCGTGAGTTATCAGAAAAAGTAACAGCAAGAGTAAAAAACAATGAAATTAAAGAAGGTCATTTAATATACACATCTCTTGATAACGACCAACGAGTAGCTCTTTGGGATATGTTAGATAGTAAAGTTCGTACACCATTAACCAAATACAATAAGGAATTAAATCATGGCTGAAAAGAAAGTATATTTTGATAGTGGCTTTACTAACGCAGTTAAGAAAACTAGCGATAAATCACCAGACGTTAGAATCAATATGACGTTAAGCACAGAAACGCTTAATGCAATTATTGCAGCAGGTGGCAAGATGCAACTAGCAGGATGGAATGTAGACTACGGCAAAGGTGAAACAACAAATTGGAAAGCCTCTGCTGATACATTTGTACCAAAAACAACAAGCGGTCCTATTGCTTCCGATGAATTGGAAAGTGATATTCCGTTTTAACGAAAATGGGCGAAAGCGGTAGTTAGTCTGACAGTCAGACCATGATATATTGTGCAAAATCTATCAACCATTGTAAGTAGCCCATCTATTACAGGAGATTATGATGTATTCAACATTTAGTGAACCATTAGCATTACTTAACAACTTTATTGACCTTGAGATGCCTCAAGAAGATGTGTTAAACGCACGCTACGCTGCCGTAGAGCGCATAAAATTTGAATTAGATAGTAAGTATCGTCTGCACCCAAATAATTACGTAAAACACGCTTCTACGAGTTTAAAATGAAGATTGAATTTGATGTAGATGACAACAACATGTTGCTTGATATTATGGGTGGTGTTTTTGTTGCTTTGTTGCAGCAGGAATTAAAAAATAGCAAAGAAGCATTGCCAAAATTTAAGCACCCTGACGATGTAAAAATGTATAAGCGCAACATTAAGGCTTGTAAACAATTGTTAGATTATTACGGAGGCTAAATGGAACAATTAGAAGATAAGTATTACAAGACAATAGGCAAGAATATTGCTCTAGAATTGGGATTAGATTTGCCGCAAGAGATGTGGCTTAATTTAGGCAGCTATGCCTGGATGGTGACAAACTTTGTGCAAGCTGAACGTAACAGAGATTTGAGGGAGGCGCAGAACAAATGATTGACACATTAATATTGTTAGCATTTGCTGGAATAATTACTTATGCAATATGGTGGGCTATTAAATGAAGCCTATTGCGGTGTTAAATTTAATATTGATTAGCATTGTTATTTGCTTATGGTTTGTAGCTTATAACTTTACTTATGGGATGAGATAATGACTAAAACATATTATGAGAAATTTATAGCTGGAAAGGATAAACCTGTGAGTGATGGCATGACAGAGATGGCAAGAGAAGATTCTACTGCTAGGTGGGATGAGTTACGCAATAGAGTGTGGAATAAAGCAGACGGTGCGTTAGCAAAGCAAGTTGGTGGCAATCATTATTCTGAAATGAAGATTCAGCCTGTGGAGTTTATTACGGCTAACGAATTGAGCTTTTTGGAAGGTAACGTGGTAAAGTATATTTCACGACATCATGCTAAAAATGGCGCTGATGATGTTAAGAAAGCTATTCATTATTGTGAGTTAATTTTAAAGACTGTGTACGGTGTTTAGCGTACCATTAGACAATAACATTACAGACCATGTTAAATGGTTATGCAAACGTGTTAATTACGGTCATCGTGGTGAATTTGACGGCAGCTTAAGGCAACAAATGATAGGACTAGCTGGTCAATGTCATGTTATGGATATGATGGGATTTGAGCTTCCAAAAGTAACGCATGAAGCTGATGGTGGCATAGATATAAATTACAATGGTTTAACGCTAGACGTTAAAACAATGGAACGCAAGGTTGAACCTAAACCAAGCTATGTAAACAACGTAGTAGGCTTGCAATCGCATTATAAAACTAACGCTTATATATTTTGCAGTCTTAACACACAAAACAAAATGCTAACTGTTTGCGGATGGATAGATAAGCCAACATTTTTAGATTTGGCTACGTTTACACCAAAAGGTGAAAAGCGTTATAGAAGTGATGGTAGCTCGTTTGAAACTAAAGCAGATTTGTATGAGCTTGAAAACAGTAGCCTTAATCAGCTAAATTCAATTCAAGAATTAAAGGAAATTAAATGATACAAGCTATTATAGAATACGCAATTTGTTACGCTAGTGCCTTTGCATTAGGCTTCTGTACCGCATCGACACTAGCTTACGTCTATATACGACTTACTTATTCATAGAAATAAAGCTTGACTTTTTTAGCCAATTATGTTAGCATTACGTTGTTGGTTGGAGGAGTCCACGCAAGTTGATGGTGCTTATTCCACCTGATAGCCAACATACTCACTCAACGTTGAATAAGGACATATCATGGCTTATAAAGTTAAACCAATAGATTACGAAGAAATTTCTGAAGTTTTATATTACAAAAATGGATTGTTGTTTTGGAAAAAAAACAATAAATTAGCTGGCACTAAAACAAAAGAAGGATATTGTAGGGTTCAAATCAATAAAGTTGTTTATAGCACCCATAGATTGGTATGGGTATTGTTTAATAAAGAAATACCATTAGACAAGCAAATAGACCATATAGACAGAAATCCAAATAACAATAAGATTGAAAATTTAAGATTAGTTGATGCAGTTTCAAATGCTTTAAATAAGAAATGCAGAATGAGCAATACAGGCGTGCGAGGTGTAAGTAAAGACCGTAATTATTACAAAGTAAGTTTTACTGTAAATTGCAAATCAATTCACGTTGGAAACTTTAAAAAATTTGAAGAAGCCAAAAAAGTAGCAGAAGAATATTATAATAAAATAGTTGAAGAAGCATTTGCATAAATAAGAAAGCCCCAATTACGGGGCTTTTTACTATCGATTCATCACGTATGCGGTGATTTCCATTCCAAAACGCATTTCAGTAGCTGCTGGTTTAGTCCACATAATGTATCTCCTAATTTACAAAATATACGGAATGTATATTGTAGTAAACATATTAACATAAATGCACTTTTTACACATCGGGGCAATC